ACGCGCAGAAGGTCAAAGGTTTTATCGGAGTAAAACGAGTTGCTCCGTCATTTACAAGCAATGTTTCCGCGCCGACGGATCCGAAAAAAGAAGGATACCGCATTCTGGCGCAGATGATGAAGAAAGAAGGTTAAATCATGGCAGATACACTTACCAGAGGCAACAACATGCCGGCAGCAGTCGTTGAGGATATGTTCAACGCAGTTAAGGGTCACTCCGCGCTGGCCAAGCTCAGCACGGCTCGCCCGGTCGCTTTTAACGGCTCCACGGTCTTTGTGTTCTCGCTGGACAGCGAGGCGGACATCGTAGCGGAGAACGGCGCTAAGAGCAACGGCGGCGGCGCAGCTACGCCGGTAAAGGTCGTTCCGGTCAAGATGGAGTACGGCATGAGAGCGTCGGATGAGTTCATCCGGGGTTCCGAAGAGTACAGAATGAGAGTCACGGAAGATTTCGTAGACGCGGCGGCTCGCAAGTTCGCGCGTGCTCTCGATTTCGGCGCACTCCACGGCATCAATCCGCGCACGGGGTCGGCATCCGCCGTCATTGGCACGAATAACTTTGACGCGAAGATCCCGGCAGGGAACGTGATTACCTACGCCGCCGGTTCCGAAGTGGACAACCTCGCAGACGCGCTGGCTAAGGTCGAAGGTGCAAATGGTATTGCGCTTGCTCCGGCCTTCTCCGCCGGTCTCGGTCAGGCTACGATCGGCAACCTTGCCGTTGCTCCGGAATATCTCTTCGGAGGCAATCCGGAGACGTTCCACGGCATGCGTTCTGACGTCAACGCCACGGTCTCTCCGGCTTACGGCTACGTCGGAGACTTTGACGCGTTCCGTTGGGGTTATGCTTCCGACGTCGAGTTTGAAGTCATCGAGTACGGCAATCCGGACAACGACGCTACCCTTGGCGACCTCAAAGGTCACAACCAGGTCTACCTCCGCTGTGAAGCTTACATCGGCTGGGGCGTTCTGGACGGCGCGCAGTTCGCGAAGATTTCGTAAGTTAGCAGGAGGGCAAAATGGCGGGAGCTTTTGCAACAGTCGCCGACGTAGCGTCCCTTTGGCGGGCGTTGACTGCGGATGAAGAGACGCGGGCGGAAAGTTTGCTTCCCGCCATCTCCGACGTTCTGCGGCAGGAAGCGGCACGGCGGCGGTATGACTTAGACGCGATGGTCGAAGAGTCCACGACGTATGCAACCGTGGTAAAAACTGCCACGGTTGATATCTGCGTGCGGGCGCTCAAACAGGACACGGGCGCAACCGGCGAGGCGCTCTCGCAGGAGTCGCAGTCCGCGCTTGGCTACTCATGGTCTGGTACGTACGCAATCCCCGGCGGGGCGAACCTTCCGATCTTGCGTAACGACCTTAAGCGTTTAGGAATCATCCGGCAGCGATGGGGGGCATTAGATATCTATGGCACGGATTAAAGGAATCGACATTGTTTTACATCAGAAGGTGCAAACAGGGATAAATGCCTTTAACGAGGCGGTCTATACCGACTCCGTAGTAACCGTGTCTAACGTTCTCGTGTCGCCCACCACGGCGGACGACTTAGTAGACCAGAACTCGCTGGAGGGACGGCGGGAGTCTTACACTCTCGCCATCCCAAAAGGGGACACGCACGACTGGGTCAACCAGACCGTGGAGTTCTGGGGGAAAACGTGGCAGACGTACGGCGCGCCTCTTCAGGGCATCGAGTGCGACATTCCGCTTGATTGGAATATGAAGGTCACGGTGGAGAGAATCGAATGAAGAAGAGCTTTTACCTTAACACGGCAGGCTTCCGGCGGGAAGTGCTCCAGGCTGACTTTATGCAAAACCTTGTCGCAGAGACGGCGGCAGAGGTCGCGGGGAAAGCCGGGGGCGGATATGATTATATGCACCGCGTGGGCGCTAAGCGTGCCGTGGCTATGGTCTGGGCGGACGATTTCGAGGCTAAAAAGGACGACTACGAGAATAACACCTTACTTAAGGCGGTTTATCCTTTGCAAGTCGGGCCGGATAAGGTGAAGGGATGATCGAGTCAATTTTACTTAACCTGTTAACCGCCGCGCTGGGAGTTCCGGTCTACGTGATGCGTCCGGAGGATTTACCTTCCGGGCGGTTCCTCGTGCTGGACAGAATCGGCACCACGAAGGAAAACTACGTGACCAGTTACACGGTGGCGGTGCAGTCATACGGGACAAGCGCGCTTGACGCGGCAGAACTCAACGAATCAGTTATAGCGGCGATGGAGGACAACGTGCTTGCGGATCCTCGCTTTGCCCGTGTTCACCTTAGCAACTCACAAATGCAGACGGACACGGTGAGAAAGCGGGCGAGATACCAGAGCACGTTTGACATCGTCATGTTATAGGAAAGAAGGACAAAATGGCGAATACAGTATCTAACGTAACCGCCGGTAAACCGAAGATCGGCGGGGCAGTCTTCCGCGCCGCGCTTGGGACGACGCTTCCGACGGACGCTACAACCGCGCTGGACGCGGCGTTTGCGTCCATGGGGTATTGTTCGGAGGATGGCGTGGTCAACTCCAACTCTCCGGATACGTCGGAGATCCGCGCTTGGGGCGGTGATATCGTCCTGACGCCGCAGGAGAGCAAGACGGACACGTTCCAGCTCACCTTGCTTGAGGTGCTCAACGTGGACGTGCTCAAAGCGGTTTACGGCGAGGATAACGTGACCGGCACGCTGGCGGCGGGAATCACGGTTAAGGCGAACTCGCAGGAAGTGGAGGCTGGCTCTTGGGCGGTCGATATGGTGCTTAGAGACGGCGCTATTAAACGTGTTGTCATCCCCAACGGCAAGATTACCGAAATTGGAGATATCACCTATAGCGACTCCGACGCGGTAGGCTACGAGCTTACCATTACCGGCTTTGCAGACGCGGCGGGTCAGACGCATTACGAGTATATCGTCCGGGCATAGTAGATGAAGGAGTGAAAGCAGAATGAAAACGATCGTTTTTGACCATGGGTTCTCTTGCGAGATCAACGAAGCGGTTCTCACAGATTGGGATCTCTCCGTGCTGATTGGCAAAATCACGGAGCTTGAAGAGGACGGCAGCGCCGGTGCGCGCGTGAAGACGGCGCCGATGGCGGAGCGGGTCTTTGTAAAGCTTTTAGGCGCCAAACAGTACGAAGACCTGAAAGAGAGCGTGCGCGATGACTCCGGGACAGTCCAGGCGGAGAAAATGGTCGGTCTGCTTGAAGAACTCTTTACCAAAGCCGGAGACGAAGTAAAAAACTGATTGGCCTTGCCCGCATGCTCTCGTTAGACCGTGGGGCGCTTGTCTGCGACCTTGCGGAAACGTACCAGGTCTACGACATGCAAGCCTATTCTCCGCTCTACATTGCGGAGCTTGCGCGCGGGTTAAGGCCAGACTCAAGAATCAAGCTCAAGATGGCGGGACTCGAACAAGTCCCGCCTCTTCTTTTATTAGACGCTCTAATTGTCGATGAACTCCGCGCAATCCGCTATGTCATGCTGGGCGGGAAAGACCTTCCCGTCTTTGTTACCGACATAATGCAGGGCAACGTGCAGGAAAAGCACGCGGCGGGGTTCGCCACGCCGGAAGAGTTCGAGGCACGGCGCAAAGCGATATTGGAGCGCATAGGGAAGGACGGCGGATAAATGGCTATCGGAACCGCATACATAAAGATCATGCCGGAGGCAAAGGGCATCAGCTCCGCGATTGGCGGGGCGGTCGATCCGGCGGCAGCCGCAGCCGGGAAGTCCGGCGGACTCAAGCTCGCGGGCATGCTGGGCAAGGCGTTTGCGGCGGCTGGCGTCGGCGCGGCAATCACAAAGTCGCTCATGGCTGGCGCCGACTTAGAACAGAGCCTCGGTGGCGTTGAGACGCTCTACAAGGGCGCGGCGGACAAGATGAAAGCCTACGCGGCGCAGGCTTACAAGACGTCCGGCACGTCTGCCAACGAGTACATGCAGCAAGCGACAAGCTTTTCTGCGGCGCTTATCAAGTCTTACAACGGGGACGTGGACAAGGCGGCAGACGTGACCAACAAGGCGATGATCGACATGGCCGACAACGCGAACAAGATGGGCACGCCGCTTGAATCCATCCAAATGGCGTATCAGGGGTTCGCGAAACAGAACTACACAATGCTTGATAACCTCAAACTCGGCTACGGCGGCACGAAGTCCGAGATGGAGCGGCTCTTAGCGGACGCGGAGAAGATCACCGGCGTTCACTACGACATCAACGAGTTAGGGGACGTGTACGAAGCAATCCACGTAGTGCAGGGGGAACTCGGCATCACCGGCACGACGGCAAAGGAAGCCTCATCGACCATCTCCGGCTCAATGGGCATGCTTAAGGCATCCTTTACGGATTTCATGGGCAATCTTGCACTCGGTAACGACATAACACCGCAAATGCAAGCCATGGCGCAGTCTTTGGTGGCGGTCTTTAAGAACGTAGCTCCGGCGGTGCTCAACATCATTACGGGCATTCCAAAGATGATTATTGCCAACTGGCCGACTATCGTTTCCACGCTCCAGACTGGCGCGGCTAAACTTGGCGCGTTCGTCCAGAGCAACTGGCCAACGTGGGTTCAGATGGTCTTCTCGACCTTTCAGAAGATCGGCGGGGCGATCATCGAGAACTTGCCCACGCTCATCTCCAAAGCGCAGCAGATCGCCGCCGCCATTTATGCGTGGCTGGGTCAGAATTTCCCCGGTCTCGTATCCCGCGTTCTACAGCTGGCGGGGAACCTTGGCTTGGCGCTCATGAAGAAAATGCCGTCTATCCTTGCGGCTCTCGGTCGGCTCTTGGTAACGCTGGTAAAAGGCGTTGTCACGCTTGCATGGAACACGGCAAAGGCGGTTTTCTCGACTATCTTGTCCGGCATCGGCACGTTGGCGTCCGGCATCGTGGGCAAGCTCAAATCCGGCCTTGCGTCCGTGGTAAGCATCATTACCTCGCCGTTCACGAAAGCTAAGGAATTGTTAGACGGCATCGTGCAGAAGATTAAGGGTCTTTTCCCGCTCCGTATCGGAAACATCTTCTCCGGCTTTAAGCTTCCGCACTTCAATATCTCCGGCGGGCGTGCGCCGTGGGGCATCGGCGGCGCGGGTGAAAAGCCGTCGTTCTCGGTGGATTGGTACCGCAAGGCGGAAAACACGCCGTACATGTTCCGGGACGCTACGCTCTTTGGAGCTGGCGAACATAACGACGAGATCTTGTACGGGCGGCGTCAGTTAATGCGGGATATTGCACAGGCAGCCGGAGACGGTGAAATCAACATCTACGTTAACGGCGGGAACGCTGACGCGGCAACCATCGCACAGGAAGTCGAGCGGAGGCTCATTGCGGCGCAGAAGAGACGGAGGCTTGCATGGCAGTAACTACTACATCGGCGTTATACGCTGGCTTTATCTTTGACGGTGTTAACTCACGTGACATGGGCGTCTATGTGCCGGACGTCCAGGTTTTCGGCGCGCCGGAGCGGGACGTGGAGATGGTCTCCATCCCGGGGCGAGACGGCGAGTACGCACTCGACCGCGGGCGTTTCTCTAATATCGAGGTCACGTACACTTGCGCGCTGGGTGCCGGTGCTCCGGATGACTTTAACGCCGCAATCTCCGCGCTTAGAAACTGGCTTGCATCACGCGTCGGTTATAAACGGCTGGAGGATGAGATCAACGTGGACGAATACCGGCGCGCGGTATTTAAGGACGGCTTAGACGTTGAGACCATCAACAAACAGACCGGCACGTTCGAGGTCACGTTCTCAGCAATGCCGCAACGCTGGCTTAAGTCCGGCGAGACCTCGCAAGCGGTCACGTCCGGCGGAACCATCGAGAATCCCACGCTGTTCTCCGCTCGTCCTCTTCTGGAGGTCTACGGCTACGGCGCAATCAACATTGACGGCGAGACGGTCTCCATCAACTCAGAACCGCTTGGGGACGTTAACGTTCTCAATATGCAGCACGGGAACGGTTCGGACGTTGTAACGTCTGGTTCGCCCGCTGCCTTTTTCCTCGCCGCGCGAGCCGTCAATGCCGCGCAGTTAAACACGGGTGACGCTATAACGTTAGATTATGCGGTGGACGTCTCAATGGCTCCGGCGTCGTCTGTTTATACGGCGGCAGAGACGAATATAACAAAAATTAGCGGTGGTCTTTCTGCGGGGTCGTCGCATGTTAAGTCCGGACGGGCGGTTTTCTCCGTGTCCGGCTCCAGCATGTGGGGGACGGGCGTCTCGCTCGTAAAAGGGACGGCGGCGGAAGTCTCAGGCACATATCAATGCTCTTTTAACGACTCCGACGCGCAGGACATTTATACTGCTCAGCTGTCAATCATAATCAGATATGACGGAGCGGACGGGTTCTCGATTGCAACGGGCGTTCGAGCTATCGCAATCCCAACCGCTGGATTGTCTTGCTCCGCGTCGTACAACTTGGGCGGCGCAAGGGGAATAAGCACAAAGTCCGCACTCGGTGAACCGGCTTATATTGACCTCGATATAGGCGAAGCCTACAAGATCGAGGGCGGCGCGGTCGTTGGAATCAATAACGGGGTCACGCTTCCGGGAGACCTTCCGGAGCTTGCACCAGGAGAGAACACCATAACGTATGACTCGACCATTACGGGAGTAAACATCGTTCCCCGGTGGTGGAAAGTCTAAGGGGGCGAGGGCATGATACCTATTCTTTTCGAACGCGGGGAAACGGCCTTTACCTCGAACGGCTTAGGACGCTTGCGGGACATTCTGACGGCAGAGGTGACGGAAGAAAGAACCTCCATCTACGAGCTGACGTTTTCTTACCCTGTTGGCGGGGCGCACTTTGAAGAGATCGTCCCCGGTCGCATTGTCCTTTGCAGACACGACGACAGCGACGATCTCCAGCCGTTCGACATTACCGGCTACACAAAACCGATAGACGGAGTGGTGGAGTTCCGGGCGGTGCATGTCTCTTATCGTCAAATCGGCATCACCGCCACGGGGTCCAACATCAACAGCTTGTCGGAAGCGTTCGCGCTTCTTGCGCAGGGGCAGCCATCCAATCCGTTCTCTTATGAGTCGGACTTTAGCGCTTCCGGCTACATGGCAGCGGCGGACGGCATCCCGCGCTCCGTCCGGCAGCTCTTGGGCGGCGTGGAGGGTTCCATCCTCGACACCTACGGCGGGGAGCTGGAGTGGAACAAATGGCGGGTCATCCTGCATCAAAACAGGGGGCAGGCGCGGAATCTCGTTATCCGCTACGGCGTGAACATGACGAGCTACAACGACGACACGGACTATTCGGAAACCTACACGTCGTG